ATGATGGACGAATCGGTGTCGGCATCATCGCCTCATGGCGAGCCGACTACAATGTTGAAGACACCGTCATCGCATCCGAAGTCGCCACCTGGGCGAGAAAATATCGCGCACACGTTGTCGCCTACGACCGTTACGCAACCTCCGCAATCGCCGCGAAACTAGCCGCATCCGGTATCCAAGTCGAAGACGTATCCGGCACACGATTCGCACAAGCATGCGACGAACTACTCTCCACCATGACCCACAAAAAACTTGTTCACGCCGGACAACAAGAACTCATCGACCAAATACATTCATGCGCCGCGAAACCCATCGGCGATGGTGGATGGCGCATCGTCCGACGGCAATCCGCTGGAGACGTGAACGCCGCTATCGCACTTGCCATGACAATCCATTTCGCTGTCAAACCACGACCAGCAGCCAAAATTATTGAAGTGTGAAAAAACGCCGACAAACAAAACAAAACAAATCAAACCATGCTCCTCACATAATCATGTCGCACAGTAGAATTCGTGGGATTCTTAGAAGCTATTGGGTTGCGAGAAAACACGCCACAAAACCCAACCAATCCACACATTCGCGCCGAATATGCACCACCAGTCATGAACGGTGCTGGCACATGGTATTACGGCTATCAACAAGTTCCCATCGCCCGCGACTCCGCTATGGCCGTTCCAGCCGTCGCAAATTGTCGCAACCTTGTCATCAACGTTCTTTCACCACTCGAACTTGAGCTATATCGTGAATCCGACGATGTTGAACTACCCACACCCACATGGTTAAAACAACCAGACCCGAGACAGCCACGCGCCGTCACCATCAGTTGGACACTTGACTCACTCATTTTCTTCGATGTCGCTTACTGGCGTGTCACGGAAATCAGCAAAGTTGATGGACGACCATCACGATTCGAATGGGTCAATAATAATCGCGTCACACCACGCCTCAACCAATATGGAACCGAAGTCGAGTATTACACCGTTGATCAAACCAAATGCCCAGAATGGGGTGTTGGTTCCATCATCACATTTCAAGGCCTCAACGGTGGAGGTGTTCTCTCCCGCGGTGGTCGAACCATCCAAGCAGCTCTCGATTTAGAAAAAGCCGTTGCCACCCTTGCAAATACCCCGATGCCCGGTGGTGTGATCATGAACAAAGGCGCAGACCTACCTGAAGATCAAATCACCGGCCTCCTTGCTGCATGGCGTAACGCTCGACAAAACCGTTCCACCGCATACCTTTCATCGAACCTCGAATTTCAACCAACCCAATTCACCACATCCGAACTCGGCTACAACGAAGCCCGCCAATACATGGCACTCGAAATCGCACGACTCATGAACATTCCCGGCGACCTCATCGACGCCCAAATCATTCGCTCGAACACCTACCAAAACATTCAAGACCGTCGACGTGACTTCGTTGACATGTCACTCATGAACTACATCACCGCCATCGAAGACCGACTCTCCATGGAAGACCTCACCCCCCGAGGCCAATACGTCAAATTCGAAATCAACGAAGCATTCCTACGATCCAACGCAATCGAACGACTCACCGTTATAGAAAAAATGCTCACCCTTGGACTCATCGACACAAAACAAGCCCGAATCATGGAAGACCTTGCCCCCAGCGAAGGCACAAACGTGGAGGAAATCTAGTGCATTTCACATTCAACTCAACCATCACCGCAGCTGACGCCGGACGACGCATCATCGCCGGCCAAATCGTCCCATTCGGGGAAGTCGGCAACACATCCGTCGGCAAAGTCGTATTCGAACCAAACTCCATCAACATTAAAGCCGGAGCCAAAATCAAACTACTCCTTGAACATGACCGCACCAAACCCATCGGCATACTGAAAGACGCCATCACCACACAACAAGGCATCCAAGCAACATTCTCCGTCGCCGACACATCACGCGGCAGCGACAGTCTCATCGAAGCATCCCAAGGATTACGCGACGGATTATCCGTCGGCGTAGACGTAAAAGCAGCCGAACCACGCGACGGCATCCTCTACGTCACCCAATGTTCTCTCCGCGAAGTCTCACTCGTTGAGAGCCAAGCGTTCGAAAACGCAACAGTTCACTCCGTTGCAGCAAGTGAAACACAACCCGAACCGGAAACACCCACACCCACAGAAGAAACACAAAACACAGAGAGCGAGGCTTCGATGTCCGAAGCAACCCCAGAGCCAACGGAAAACGTCGAAGCAGCAGCAGCCGACGTCACCCCCATGAAGATCGCAGCAACAGCCGTCGCATTCACGGCTCCACGATCCCCCATCACAACTGCCGGTTCCTATTTGGAACACTCCATCAAAGCCAAACTTGATCCATATTCGGAATCGGCACTCTATGTCAAAGCAGCAAACGATTCGACATCCACCGGAGTCGGCAACATCCCAGTCATCTATCAAAACTCTTTCGCATCCAACACCACCGGCGTTCGCCCAACCATTGATGCGATGAGCAAAGGTGTTTTGCCACAAAGCGGCATGAAATTTGAACTACCAAAACTCACCACCGCGCCAACCGTTGCAACCACCGCCGAAGTAGCTGCACCAAGCGCAACCGGAATGGTCACCGCGTTCCTTGAAGTACCAGTCACCAAGCAAGCCGGCACCAACACCATCTCGGTAGAACTACTAGACCGAAGCCAGCCGGTTTTCTGGGACACGTTAATGAGCGAACTCGGTAAAGCACTTGCGAAAGACCAAGACACCGTCGCAAACGCGGCACTTATCGCAGGTGGAACATTAGGCGGAGCAATCTCCACCAACATATTCCAAAACTTTGTTGCTGACGCTGCACCAAAAGTTTTCGCCGGCACAGCCAAATTCGCTGACCGTATGATCGTCAACTCCACCCAATGGGGTGCGTTGCTTTCGGCAGTCGACACCACCGGCCGACCAATCTACACAGCCGTCAACCCATGGAACGCAACTGGATCAGCTGATCCACAATCGCTCCGTGGTTATGTTGCTGGTTTACCAGTCTACGTCGACCCATACATGAGCGCAGGAACCGGAGACAACTCCATGATCATCCTTTCATCAGAGAATGCAACATGGTACGAATCCCCAACATATCAACTCCAACTCAACATCCTGTCTTCACTAGAAATCCAAGTGGCCGTCTATGCCTACTCAGGCATCGCCATCCGATATGCAGCGGGCGTTTCACTCTATAACGCTGCTTAAACCCTGAACGCTGACCCCCCGGCCGACCGTCCCGCCGGGGGGTACAGCCCCAGAAAGGAGGAACATGACAGCCACATTCGTCACCGTCGCTGAACTACGTGCCACACTCGGCATCGGCTCACTCTACGACGATCCAACACTTGAAGCCGTCTGCCAAACCTCCGAAGACCTCATCGACAAAATGCTGTGGCACAACTTCGTCCCAGTCATCGCCGTATCACTCACAAACAATGTTGCAACCGTCACCCTCGCAGCAAACACCACATTCAACGTTGGTCAAACCATCACACTTTCACACACCGGCACAACCTACGACGGCGCACACACCATTACCGGGACAGTTCCCTACACATCAGGATCACCTGTCATCTGGTATCCCTACCAATACGGTTACGCCTACAACGGTTACCCTTACCAAAACTTGGGACTCTCATACATACAATTCAACAAAACACACGCCGACGATGTTTTCCACCTGATCCGACCCTATGGCAAATGCCTCGGAGAAGAATTCAATACACCTTACGCTGAAACCCCAGCAGTCAGAGAAGCTGCACTCATGCTCGCCGTTGATATTTGGCAAGCACGACAAGCCCCCGGCAACGGTGCATCATCCGTCGACTTCGGAACCCCCACACCATACAAAATGGGACGCTCACTACTTTCACGCATCTCAGGTTTGCTTGCGCCATACATGTCACCCTCATCGATGGTGGGATGATGAGTTTTGCAACCCTCCGATCCGAACTTGCAACCATGATCGACAACCCGGGCGTCTGGTCAGTTTACGCATTCCCACCAGCAACCCCCACCGCAAACAGTATTTCCATCACACCCGACGAACCTTATGTTGTCGTCAACAACAACACCACAACCCTCGCATCAACAGCCAGATTCAAATTACATATTTGCGTCCCACTCTTAGACAACCAAGGCAACCTTGCAGGAATTGAAAATTTTATCCTCGCACTCATCCCCAAAATAGATCACACCCGCATCAACATCTCTAATGTTTCACAACCCAAAATCCTCACAGTTCCGACCGGAGACTTGCTCACCTGCGATGTCTCCATCGAACTCATGACAAGCTGGAGCCAACCATGAGCACTTACACCGTGGCCGTTGAACATCCCATCGCCGGAAAAACACTCGGACAAACACTCACCGATGAAGACCTAGCAGGACTCGACATCGACAGCCTCATCACCATCGGAGCAATCACCACCAACACCACCCCAACCAAAAAGAAGGACACCGAATAATGGCCATCTACTTCAACCAAAACGCAACATGCACCGTCAACGGTGTCGACCTTAGCGATCATGTCACCAGCGCGACCCTCAACTATAAATTCGACTCCGTTGAAACAACAAGCATGGGGCAACAGTCACATTCTTACATCGCTGGCCTACAAAGCGGCGACGTTCAAATCACATTTAACAACGACACCGCAACCTCATCCGTCATGCAAACACTCAACAGCAACGTCGGAAAATCAGTCATCGTCACATTGACACAAAACGGTTCAACCGTATCCGCAACGAATCCAAAATACTCCATGTATTGCTTCATCGACGCCATCACACCCATCGCTGGCGATGTTGGAGCCTTGGCTCAACAGTCAGTCTCGTGGCAAATCACCGCAGCACCATCCACCGCAACCAGCCCATTCTCATCCGGGTCTGGTCTAGTAGTGACAACCGCGTAACCATCGAAAGGACGGAATATGGCACAACTCAAAGTCACGCGAGCATCAGGGGAAATACAAACATTCCCCATCACCCCCATCATCGAAGTCGCATTCGAAAAATGGGCAAAAGGAGGATTCTCCAAAATCTTTCGAGATAACGAACGCGCCACCGACATCTATTGGCTTGCATGGGAATGCATCCGACGATCAGGCGAAATCGTTAAACCACACGACTCGGATGATTTCCTTGGAACCCTCAAAAGCGTTGAGGTGATCGATGACGACCCAAATGGTTAACGCGAGACACGACCACATTCTCCGTGGCGTGGCTCGCATGCGAGACAGGAATAGCACCCAGCATCATCCTGAATGAAGACCCCATGATGATCAAAGCACTCATCGCCGTGTTACAGGAAAGGAGCAAACAACATGCCAGAGATAGTCGCATTCGGTAACACTCTCAAAGTCATCAGATCGTTTGCTCCTGACCTGAACAAACAAATGAACAAAGAAATAAACAAATCACTTAACAC